TCTCAATTTTATAGTGAACTTATAGAACTTTCTATGAATATAATTGCTATTTCAGATGAAATATCAAAAAATTCAATAGAAATGATTCATGCAGTTGCTACAATAATCTTGTCAAAATCTTATTCTAATGAAAATGATTCAGATGAAAATAATTCACTAGAATTGGCAGGTCGCGATATTGAAATATATTTGAAACAAAATAATCGTATTTATAATCCTGCAACCAAATATATTAACAGTGTATTTTTTAGTGAATCAATTTTAAAAATAGTTAATGATAAAGTTAAATATTTAGGAAAATCTTTGAAAGGAATGCCCAGACCACCAATTGAAAATATTTTTAAAATATTGTCAGAAATTATTGTTATAACTCCAGAATATAAAACATTGTCAAATGGAAGACTAAAAGCGTTAGTTGAACTAAGTGAATTAAGAAATATATTTATAAGACTATATCAATCAAAAGATATACGTACTAATTCTTTTGAAAATGTTTTAAGTGATTATATAAATAATTGTATTGAATATAAAACAAGTGAAGAATACAAAAAATTAATAGAGCCTAATATAACAAATATGCGTTCAAAAATTAATATGTATAATTTGGAAAGTAGTTGTGAATTTAAAAAATTTATAGATAAAAATATTGTAAAAAGGGATATTATTAGTTAATAATTGTAAAATATTAATTCGCCAAAAAATTTATGTTTTAATATAATGTATGGAATAACTATACATTTGCCTAACGATAAAAATATAGATGAAATAGAGCTTATTTCAGTTATAAAAAATCATTGTGACAAATTGAAAGTAATCAAATCATTTGAATTTGAAAATTCAAATTTAATTGACAATTTTAAAAAAAATATTATTTATTCTTTGGATTTACAACTTCCAAATATTTCAAAAGAAAAAATTGAAATAATAAAAACAATACTTAAAACTCGTTATCATATTGAACCTGAACCATTTAATAAGATTTAACATCGTTAATCGATTTTGTTATGTATAATTTATCCACTACAAGATTCACAAACAGGTTCTTCTTTTGGAGCAATAGTAAACGATTGTGCCTTTGATTGTGGTCGTGTTCTTAGATAATATACACCAGTTTTTAGACCCACTTTCCATGCATGGAAAAGCATTGATGTAATCACATCAAATTTAGCTTCCTTTACAAATAAATTCAGACTTTGTGATTGACAAATATATTTTCCTCTATCTGCGGCAAGATCGATTAGAACTCTTTGTGAAATTTCCCATACAGTTTTGTATGTATCTTTAATAATATTTGGAACATTCAAATGTTGAATACTACCATCATTTGCTAAAATAGAGTTTTTAAGTTCACTATTCCAAATATTTAGAGATTCTAAATCTTCTTGTAAATATTTGTTCATTAACACAAATTCTCCTGCAAGTGTTCTTCTTACATAAATATTTGATGTAATTGGTTCAAAACATTCAGTATTACCAAGAATTTGAGCTGTAGAAGCTGTTGGCATAGGTGCTACAAGAAGTGAATTGATAATACCATATTTTTGAACATCTTTTCTAAGTGATTCCCAATCATAACATGGTTCTGATTTTGAAGGTGTTTTATCCCATAAATCAAACTGAAATTGTCCTTTTTGCATTGGAGAACCTTCGAATGTTGAATATGCTCCTGGATATGAAGATGGAGGAGAACTAACTTTCTTCTTTTCAGCCTTTTTCATTGCAATAGTCATAGATTCTTGAACAGCCGCAAAATAAATAGTTTCAAAGATTTTGTCATTAATAAATTTTGCTTTTTGGCTATCAAAACCAATTCTCATTTTCATAAACACATCTGCTAAACCTTGCACTCCAATACCAATTGGTCGATGTCTAATATTAGAACGTCTTGCACTTTCAATTGGATATGTACTTTTATCAATTACCTTGTTAAGATTACGCACCAATTGTTTTGTGATATTTGTAAGTGCTTCATAATCATAGTTTACAGGAAAAGCTTCAACAAAATCAGTAAATCCCCCTTTGAAATCGTTTACACTAATTTGTGGATATTTTTTCCCAACTTCTGGACCTGGTAATTGTTCATATGTATATTCAAGATTCCATCTATCGCACCATGCTTTTGCCAACAAACAAAATGCACACTTTGGAATACCAACAATACTAATACCATCTTTTATATTAGGTTTAATAACACAAGCTGGTAAACTAATACTGGCAAGATTACATACAGCGGTTTCATCATTTGAAGTATGTTCTACAATTTCACAACATAAATTAGAAGATTTAATAGTTCCAAGATTCTTTTGATTTGATTTTTTATTACAACTATCCTTAAATAGGATGTATGGAGTACCAGTTTCTGTTTGACTTTCTAGAATACTAAACCAAATTTCTTGGGCATCAACCTGTTTTCCCAGTCCCATATTCTCATATTTTGTATATAATTCTTCAAATTCATCTCCATATACATCCGATAATCCAGGGCATGAATGAGGACACATTAAAGTCCATTTTCCATTTTCTTGTACTCTTTTCATAAATAAATCTGGAATCCACATTGCATAAAATAAATCTCTTGCTCGAACTTCTTCGAATCCTTGATTTTTACGCAATTGTAGAAATTCATGAATATCTAAATGCCATGGTTCTAAATAAATAGCGAAAGAACCATTTCTTTTTCCCCCTCCTTGATCAACATAGCGTGCCGTATTGTTAAATACACGTAACATAGGTACAATACCGTTTGAAATACCAGTGCCTCCAGCGATTTCAGCACCTCTTGCACGAACATCATGAATATGGATACCAATTCCTCCAGAATTTTTAGAAATAAGAGCAGTATCTTTCAAAGCATCATAAATACCAACAATACTATCTGAATTAATTCCCATTAGAAAACATGACGCAAGTTGACCATTTACAGTACCAGCATTAAATAATGTAGGTGTTGCATGTATACATTTTTTTTGAGATAAAGCATTATAACATTGAATAGCGGATTTAATATCAGATCCGTGAATACCAAGAGATACTCTCAAAAACATATGTTGAGGTCTTTCTACAATTTCTCCATTCACTTTTAGTAAATAGCTTTTTTCTAAAGTTTTAAATCCAAAATAATCAATATCATAATCTCTCGAATAGTCAATAATTTGATTTAATTTTACTTTATGTTTCATAACAGTGTTATAAAGCTCTTTTGTAACTAGTTGTACTTTTTTCCCAAGCTTGTTTGTACTTTCATACAAAATTTGAATTGTTTCGCTAAATGAAGGTGAAGTTCTTTTATGATGATTTGAAATTGCCAAACGACTTGCCAAAACACCATAGTCTACACATTCAGTAATCATTCCGGCACATGTTTGTGCGGACAATTCGTCCAACTCATATGTACGCACACCTGAATACATATCTCCACAAACTTTCTGAGCTAAAGCAATATAATCAACTTTTAACTTTTTTTGGTTTCCATCTCCTTCAACTAACTTGCTTAATCTATTTGATACTTTGTCAAAAGACACCGTTTCTTTTGTGCCATCACGTTTTACAACATGCATTACCTCCATGATAATGTTATAATAAATATAAGATTAGACTTAATCATTTTTTTACACATTTTCTTTTCAAAAATATATTTTTAAAATAGTTCAAATACTCATATTGTAAATGATTTTTCTAATTTTTTCTTTATGTAAAGATAAATAATCTTTCATTTGTAGTTCTCGAGTCTCTATTCCTACAACAGTTTTCTGTTTTTTTATCCATTTTACATATTTATCCAAAAAAGAGTTTATAAAATCAATATTTTTTAAACCTTCATCACATTCTTGATTACACCATTCTTTGTATTCATCTTTATATAATTCATCTTTTTCATTATAAAAACTCATTTTGTTTCTTCAGAAATATAATATATATTTTCTATTATAAACTTATACTCAAATTTATAATTATAAGTATTAAACCAATAATAAAATGAGTTAATGACAAAACTTATATACTTGAATAAGTATTCGAAAAAGCCGAATTTTGTTTTAAAAAGGTTTTTAGTCTACAAAGATTGACCTTTTAGAATAAAAATAAGAATCGCAACAGCAAGTATAAATGTAAAGAAAAAAAGTATAGATGTAACAATTATATATGGATATAAATGTGCAAAAGCGTATTGAATAATAGGATCAATGAGATCTGTTTGTAATCGCATCATATTTTGTTTTTCTCTTACTTCATCAAGTGTATGATGTAATAAATCATGTATAATTTCTCTGATTATCATTTGTCTGCGTTTAAATTTAGAAATATTTTTTCATCATTAAATACAACTCACATGGCATCGAATGTAGAAGAAGATTATGACTCTGATACGGAACTTGTACCTGATTACGATATGGTTGACTTAAATGATTTTAAATTAGTAAAAGGTGATGAATTAGCTGGAGGATCTTGGGAAAGTGTTATTGAACATTTGCGAGATGAATCAAGAAGCTTACAATTTGCATTACCAGCATTTAAAGTTGGAGACAATCTTGATATAGAAACTGCTTCCAAAAATGGTTTTTTTCGTGTAACATTACTTGATAATGAACCGAAACATGTTCAATTTAAAAAATTTATAGATACATTAGAAACTTGGCTTGTAAGTCAAATAGTTAATAATCACGATCAATGGTTTGGACATATGTGGAATGAGAACGGTGCTTTATCTGGAAAACCTAAACCATCTCCAAATAAAATAAAAGAAATGTATCATCCAATTATTGATGATGATAATGTTTTCTGTTCAAGAGTACATATACGTACTAGAGGTAACAAAAGTTCGTATGAAGTTCAATGTATGGATTCTGAACAAAATTTAATACCACTTGATTCAATCAAAAATTGTAATGTAGTACCTTTAGTTGAAGTAAAAGGTGTTTTCATGAAACCAAGAGGATATAATCCAGATATTGTATTGAGAGGTCTTGTAACAATTCCTGAAGAAAAAAAGAATGATACTTCTGATACTGATTTTTGTCTTTTCTATACAGATGACAAAGAAGAACAATTTCAGTATACTGATTATGCGACTGAAGATGAAGATACTGATTATGAAAGTGATGTTGAATCTGGAGATCCAAAACAAACCAAAGAAATTGTAATTCCAAGTGAAGTTACTGGTGAAGTTCCAGGTCAAGTTTCAGCTGAAGCTCCAGCAACAGTTTCAGCAGAAGTTTCAACTGAAGTTCCAAAAGAAGTGTCTCCACAAGAAATTACACCTCAACCTACATTAGAACAAACTAAGTCTGTATTGAAAAAACCAGAAACTGAAAATAATAAAGAAAAAATTAGTACAACAAATTTAGATAATGAAACTTTACAAGCTTTGATGAAAGCTAAAGAAGAAGCAATACTTGCTGCTAAAAATGCGGAGGATCTTTATCAAAAATATTCATCACAAGCTTCTTCTTAAATTTTTATTTAATTTTTAATTTTCAAAAAATACTATTTTAATGTTTATGGGAAAATGCTGTAAATTTGTTAGTATTTGCTAATGGTAAATCATTACATAACATAGTTTTTACATCTTTTATCTTTTCATTTAACCAAAGTTTTAGTATACAATGATTACTTTTTGGACTTAATGAAATTCCATGTGTTATATTTTTTTTGTTAGTTATAGTTTCTGAAATTAGCCTTTCTATCCATTTTTGTGATATTTTCACTAAATCATTATATTTTTCATTTTTGTTCTTTTTGTCTATTTTTATAGATATAAAACCACCATTAATATTTTCAGAACTTTTCCAATCTGGAAATACATCATTTCGCATAATAAAAATTATACCTGATTCATAGTGTTTTTGAGTCAATAATTTAAAAACTCCCCAAAATTCTTCAGCATATTGAGTTTTAAACAAAAATTGATAACTATCTTTATCCCAATTTCTATTTTTGGAAGAGTGATACCAAAAACTCCAATGTGATTCTAATTGAATCATATATATTTTATACTATATTCCAAGAAACAACTTTATACATTTTTAACTTATGGTGGTACTGCTTTTCCCCAAAAATTTTTAGGTGTTTCTAAAGAATATCCACTATCTCTAAGTATTTGTTCTTGAGATCTAGGCATTTTTACAGCTTTACGACTATAAAAATTAGGTGATATTCTTGGTACTGGATTTGTTTGATAAGTTAATGTTCTAAACGGAGCATTTTCACCCAGTTGAATATTTGTTGATTGTATTTTGTTGTTTTGTTTTACTGATAGATGTACATGTGGTAAAATTAATCTTGTTCCAAGATGACTATAATATGAATTTGGATATTTCAATTTAATTACAAATTCTTTTGAAGATGGTTTAATTGTTCCTTTGTTATCTGTATTATCCATAGCAACAATCGCATCTGGGAAAGGTAGTCCAGAGCCAGTATAGCTTTGTCTATAATCCGCAGAATTAGCCGCCTTATATGATACAGATGTAGTTTTATCCCATTTGGCAAGTTTACATTTTAGAATTACTGCTTTTGGGTTAGGTCTTAAAACTTCTACTTCAATAAAAGGGAGTGTTTGCTTCATTAAGTATATCAAATAAAATATTACAAATCTGCGGTTATTAATGAATATTGTAATATTAAAATTAAATATGGAACTTGTCCAAACTTTTAACACAACACTAAATGATTTTATATCTAATTTAAAAAGATGTTATCCAGAAAAAACAACAAATTTAAATAAAATTGATATGTTACAAGATACTCGTCCATTACAAAAATTCATGAAATGTATAGGAACCAACATGGATAAAATATCAAAAATGGATAGTTCTTTGTTCGAAGATCAATTTATTTTTATTGATAATTTTGATTTATCTACTATTTTTAATTCAACTATTAAAAAGTCTAATCAAGACAAAAATATTGAAGCAATATGGAAATTTTTACAAACTTTATCTCTTATTGGAACAACAATTCGTTCAAAATCAAGTAATTTAGAAGATTTTTTTGAACAATTTAGTGATGAAAATTTTATGAAAGAAAGTGATGGTATTCAAGAACAAATGATGGAAATGATACAAAAATTGATGGATAATAATTCTGAAATAAATATAGAAGAACTTGATTCTGAAGAATCCGCAGATACCAGTGACGATGACACATGTGATGAGGATCCTACTAATAAATATAATGATATGTTTAAGGACACAAAAATTGGTAATCTTGCCAAAGAAATCGCAGAAGATATTGATATGTCGGCATTCGATATGAGTGACATTAGTGATATGAATAGTCCTGATGTTTCATCAATAATGCAAAAATTGGTTGGAGGTGGAGGGTTAAAAAATCTTGTCCAAACTGTTGCATCAAAACTTAAAACTAAAATGGAATCTGGTGATGTTAATCAAGAAGAATTAATCGGAGAAGTTCACACTATGATGGAAAAAATGAAAAAAGATAAAAAATTCAAAAAAATGTTTAAATCCAAAGATGTTCAAGGCATTTTCAAAGAATTTATGAAACAAAAAGGGCAAGAAGTTAATGATGATGATGATTTTAGTGCTCTAGAAGAATTGTGTGCTGATTCTATGAAAAAACCAGGAACAGGTTTTCCTAACTTTCAAGCTTCACAAGCTATGAGAGGTGGAGGCAGAAGAAATGGAGTACGCAATCGTCTAAGGAGAAAATTAGAAGCAAAAAATAGATCTGAAAATAATAAAAAACTTAATTCTGAGAAATAATTGAATCAAATATATTGTCAAGTTGTTTACTTCTTAACCAACCACCATGATAACCAACTCGACTATATACATTTTCTTTGTTAAAATTGTTTTCAATTACATGCTTATCTGCAGTATCATTGAATAAAAAATCATTTGTAGAAATATATAAATATCTTTGATACGGATACACAATATTATTATTCTTATGTTCTGTATAATATAAATAATCCGTACTATTAGCACATCCTAATCCTAATATTGTATGTACAAAATAACCCATAATACAATTCAATAACAAATACTTAAAAGTTTTGTCTTTAGTACGAGAATTTACAACTTTAATTGTTTTAAATATAGAACGTCTTGTTGTGAAATGCATATCAATTACAGCTCTTGATGTTAATAAAGGTTCAAATAGATGAACAGATTTAATTTTTATTTTTTTTGACAAATTAAAATTATTTAATATCAAACTTTCAAAACACAAATATTTTATACCACCCAAAGACCATGCAAATAAATGAATATTCTCAATTTTATTTTCAAGTAAAAATTTTATAATTTCATTACAATAATCATATTGATTATGATTCAAATTGTGATTTAATGATAAATCACCAGGACCATATATCGGTAACAATATATCATAATCATTTTTAATCAATATATTTATTAATTTGAATAGTTGAACTACAGAACCTGATAATCCAGCAAATAAAATAAATGTTTTTTTATATTTTACATATGATTTAGTTTTTGGTTTTTTTGGAAAAAAAGCATGTATAATACATTCTCCTTGATGTGTTTCAATATTACAAATAGATTCTAGAATTTTAAAAGTTAACCAGTTTGCTACACTCATTGTGATTTGTAATGTAAATGGTAAAGGTTTGTGTATAAAATCGTCTATTATTATATCCTTTTTTGAAGGATGATTATCGTGTAAAACTTTTGTTAAAGTTTCTAAACTCAATTCTTCTGGATTATCTACATCAAAACATTCTTTTAAAGTTATTAACATATCTTCTTTTTCAATTCCTTGTGCAATAAGAATATCATATTTTAGTTTATCTAAACTTCCATAACTTGGTGATTTACTTAATACTTTTTTTTGTTTTTTTATTTGTTTTGTTCTATTCTTATGTATAAAATATTCAAACAAAATATACAATCCCCCAATTGATGTAGATGCTATTAAAAATTTAAAGCGTTTTCGCATAATTTATTTATTAATTATTTATATAATATTAGTATTACTTAAACATAAAGTTATAATAGTTGAACATTAAATATGGCATCCAATGTATCATCTTCTGATGGAATAACTGAATTGAATGATCCGATTGTCGTTAAAAATGTAGAACGATATTTAGATTTTAAGACTCAAATTAAAGCTTATCAAAAGAAGATTAATGAATTAAAGGTTGCACAAAAACTTGTAGAAAATGAAATTCAAAATTTTATGAAACATAATGATATTCCAGCAATGCAACTAAATGATAAGTCTCAACTAAAACTTACCACAAGAGAGTCAAAAAAAGGAGTTACTCCAAAATGGATGAAAGATGAACTTATTAAAGTTAGTAAATCAGATAATGTTTCAGATGAAGCAAAATTTATGATGAAAGAAATAATTTCAAAAATTGATAATAGACCTACAACTTCAAAAGAATTACTTGTTCATAAATAAAAATATTAAACTTTAATATTTTTGTTGTTTTACATACAGGTACATACGTTTTACATTGAGTACCAAATTGCGCGTCCTCCTTGTTTTACTGTATGATTCGTTGTAGAAAATATAGCAATTATACCCGAATACAAGTTATAAACAACAAATAAAGCAGCAATAAAGGTTATTATTATTTTGATTAGCCAAGATTCCATATTATTTTCTGCTTTTATTTTTTTTTTGGATCTCTTCACAACGTAATACAGACCATTCACCTTCATGATCACGAACAGGATAGAATATTGGTTTTTTTCCTTTTGAATACATTAAGAAATAAGACTCTTTTTTACGTCGTAAAGTCCAATATTTGCTTATTTTTTTAATTATTTCACTTGTTGGCTTTTGTTCTAAAGCTTTTAATGCTTCTTCTTTTGATGGAGGATTTCTGTTTTGTCCTAAACTTATATTTTTCATTCCATTTGTTACATACCATCCATATGGGCCAATACGAATTTCAATATTATCTTTGATATTTAAAGGATAATTAAACATATTCAATGCTTCTTTAATATCTAAATCTTCAGGACTAACATTTGGAGGCATTTTTGAATAACTTATTTCATTGTTTTCTGATTCTTTTGCAATACATAAACCATATTGTGTTCGAATAACACCAATAGTATATTCTGAGGATTTTTCTAATATATTAACCCAATTTATTTCTTTTTCTGAATTCTTATATCTTTTTGGTGGAGGCTGTAACGATAATTTTTCTACTAATTCAGAATAAAATTCTTTTACAACAATTTTCCAATTTAATTTACCTTTTGCAATTTGGTCTAATTTATCCTCAAGTTCACTTGTAAATGCTGAATTTACAATTGGTTCTATTGGACTTGAATCCATAAAATTACATGCTTTTTGTCCTAAGTCTGTTACTACAAATATATTGCTTTGTCCACCAATTTTTTGTAAATATTTTCCCTTAATAATCTTATTTGAATCATCATTTTGATTATCAAGAGTCCATTCATTTAATTCAGTATCTAAAACCTTATTTTTACCTAAACATATATAATCTTTTTCTTGGATTCTTTCTATAATTGAACTATATGTAGATGGTCTTCCTATTCCCGTTTTTTCTAACATTTTTACAAATCCGGCAGGATTAAACGGGGGTGGTGGCAATATTGCGTGTTCTTTTACATTTACACAAACAATATTTAATTCATCATTTAATTTATATTTTTTTTTAGTAACACTATCTTGTTGTAAGTCATCTTTTATAATATTTCCTCTTAAACAAGTAAATCCAGGAAATATTATTGTTTTACTTATTGATTCCCAAATGTCGATTTGAGAATCAATCCGTTTTGTTTCTAAAGTTAATTTTGATTCAGAATAAATTGCTTGAGCCATTTGAGATGCAATAGCTCTTAGTTTTATTAAATCATATAGTTTTTTTTGTTCAATATTATCTGGAGAATTGTTATTTATATCAATAGGTCTAATCGCTTCATGAGCATCTTGTGTTTTTACTCCACCAGATTTCTTTTTTCCATATTGTCTGAGATTAACATATTCTTCACCATATTTTTCTTTTATCCATTTACCTGCCATATCCTGAAATTGTGAAGATAAATTTACAGAATCAGTTCTCATATATGTTATATAGCCACCTTCGTACAATTTTTGAGCAATTTCCATAGTTCTTTTTGGATTGAAACTAAATCGATTATATGCCATTTGTTGCAATGATGAAGTTATAAATGGAGGAGGAGGGGTTTCCTTTTTTTTTGAAACTTTCACTTTACTAACTCTTAACTTTTGATTTTCTAAATTTTTTAACCAAATCATTATTTCATCTTTACAAGTATCATATGAAAAGCTAGGTTCTATATGAACAATATTTTTTACCTCATGACTATGTGCATTGATTTTTATGCTGATTTTATCTATTTTTTGCTCATTTTGTCTTTGCATACACATTCTAACTGCTGGTGATTGACACCTTCCAGCAGATAATGCTCTAATATTTAAATGACTTGAAAGAAATGGAGAAACTTTAAATCCAAAAACAATATCTATTATTGCTCTGGCTTGTTGTGCATTATATAAATTTTTATCCAATTTTCCAGAGTTTTCAATAGCTTCTTTCAAAGCAGATTCCGATATTTGATTAAATGTTATTCTTTCAGTTTTTTTTTCATTCAATTTTAATAATTTCATCAAATGAGCTGCAATTGCTTCTCCTTCACGATCCAAATCAGATGCTATAATTATTCTAGAAGCTGCTTTAGCTTTAGCTTTCAAATTTGAAATAATTTTTTCTTTACCTTTGTGAATAATATATTCTGGATCAATATTTTCTGGATCAAACCATTTCAAAGTTGGTTTCAAAGCAAATACATGTCCAAATGATGCTACACATTGATGTCCTGTAAACTTTTCAATTTTTTTTGTTTTTCCATTACTTTCTACTATAATCAGAGTTTCTTTTCCCATTTGTTTTCGAAACAATTAAATAATAGCTTTCATTTTTCTTTTATATTCTTAATTATTAACTTTATTCTGTTGACCAAAACCTATCTAAACTACCATTTACATTGATTGTTTTTCCCTTTTTCTTTCTTTTTTCTGGAATTATTTCATCAATATGTTCTAAATTAAGATTACCTATTTTTAATGTATTTGATGATAAGAATAAAGGTGAACCTTCTTTTTCTGTTGGAGTATCGTCCATTTGCATCTTTAAAGATACCATAGGTGGATATACAATTTTCCAATTTGTATTACTTCTAAATTCACTTATTTCTAAATCACCTCCAAAAACTTTTAATAATTCTCTTCTTGGTGCTGGCTCAATCTTTTCATTGACTTGTATCATTTCATGAAGTAATTCATATTCTTTCCATCGTTCACCATATCGTGAACCTGAATCCATTATATATGCACAAGTACATTCTGGAGAACAGAAATTTCCTATAGTTTCAAAACTATTATCATCATTTCTACTTATTGGTAAACCAAGACTTTTAGAACTATATTCATGACAACACCACCAACACAATTTAATATTATTATATGTGTTTTTCTGCTTTGATATGTCTTTATATTCTTCTTGTACATTTTCTTTTTTTGAACCTTCTACATAACTAAAACCATCTGGACCTATAGGATCATACGGATTTGGTATTGGTATTTCTGGTTTATATTTCAATATATCTTCAGCAGTATTAATATCCTCACATTGAACTCCTTTTATTTTCTTCAAATGTAAAATTAGATTTGAAGGTAGTTTTTCAGGACTTAATACTGTTTCTGAATGAACGGGTATTGCATCACTTATTGATATCTTTGTATTTGACTTTCCTCTTTTTTTAACCGACAACATTGTTGAAGTATGAATTAAATTGCATGACTCATCCTTATATGATCTAATTCTTAAATATTTTTTTTGTTGAAGTTTTATCTTTATAAAAATAAGGATAAAATAAGGACTAAACATATCTAATACATATTAATGGAGTCAAGTTTCTTCGATAGAACTAATTTCGAGATGCTTTATGATTTAATGAATAATGATATGTTACAAAGAGCTAATATTGCATTAGATTCTTTATCAATCAATGCTAGGCAATTAATCTACGATGGAATGATTGAAGAATTCAATGTTAAAAATCCGAATGATAGAATTGAAGACGTTAACAAAAAGGTATTAATAAGAGTTGTTCCTCAGCTTGTACAATATACAAAACCACAGCAATTTGCTGATGAACAACTAAATACTTTTTTGGATCAGTCAACATTACAAGTTGCTCCTAAAATTACAGAAGAAGAAACAGAACTTCTTCATGGCACACCTTTGTTCAATAATTCTTCATCAAAAAATGAAATTAAATTTAAAGACACACAAATTGATTTGGACATAAGTAGTGCTGATAGAAATATTTGGAATACTGATTCAAAAAATTCTATGTATGATTTTGTTGTTAAATTTGGTAATGTTGATTCTAATTCCAGAGATATTGGTAAAGAAAAATTTGCTCAGAATTCTGGTATCAATATACCGGATTCATTAAAAAATGTAATAGGTGTTAGTCTTACACACGTAATACTAAGTGATATAAGTTATAATGCATCAGCAATGTACGATGCTGTATCAGAAGAAAAAACACAAAATGCTCTTGATAAATATCCATATTTATATCTTCAAATTGATGAATTTTCTGGTAAATTTGTTTCTAGTTCTGATCATGGAAGAAAATCTTTTGTAAAACTTATTAAAGACAAAACATGGAAAGAGGGGGGTCATTCTAATGTTTGTTATCATTTAATGAATACAAAAGGTAATGGTGCAAAACCATCAGTTGGTTGGATTTCTGATACACCAATTGCTGATGTTTCAAAAATGTCTATTCGTATTCTAAAACCATCCGGTTACGTTCTTGAAGGTATTAATGATATTTTTGATATAGATTATTTAACTGAAGAAGTAGAAACTATTAAATTGTATTTAAAGTCAAATACATTTACAAATAATGGTAATTCAGTTAATACTGGTACGGCTTGGACACCAGATACTTTACAATCTGGGCATAGAATATTATTCAATAATGTATATTTCGACAATAACCCACAAAATAGGGCAGGAGTTAATATTACTGATATTGATGGATTGAATAGACTTTCTAAATTTTTAAATTCTAATGAACATATTATAGTAGGACACAGTTTTGCAAATAGATCTATAGATATTTCAAAAAAACAATTGTATTATTTAAATTCTTATCCTGGAACAAAAATATTTGATAGTTTTGGTCTAAGACAAACTGGTGATGTAAATGCAAGTTCAATAGATTTATTAAATGTCAAATTGATGAATGTTTCGATTCAAACAAATTTAGGATTCAATATTAAATCAAGAGAATATTTGAATGAAAATAAATCAACATTACCAATTTAAAATATTTAAGCAACAACCCATGAAAGAATAAACTTAATAGTTACATCTGCATTTGAAAAATTTGTACCCGCAAAAGCAATATTTGTACCAGGAGTATCTAAAGCATCATTATCCACAAGTGCTGGTGCTACAGTACCATCACCTCCGCCAACAAAAGCACAAGCAAGTGAATATTGAACATGAATTTTATCACCAGGTGATAAATTAACATTTTCACTTTCAACACCTGGATCACCACCACTGCTCGTTCTATATGACCAGTATGCCATTTCATCTGTCCATTCAGTTCCATCACCTATTTGACCAGCATTAAATTTAGCAATAGTTTGAGTAATAACATCTGAAGGTAAACCTTCTGTAGCATCATCACTTGATTCATTTACATCATAAAAAAATACATTTGTTTGTCTACTGGCAACTTGAGTAAAATCAATACCAGTTGTAACAATTGTCGAACCAGATTCTTGGAAAATAGTACGAACCATCATGTTAAAAATAGTTCCCATCAATATTTCAGCTGGAGGTCTTGAATTATTTGTAAAGTTTGGATGATAATTTGTAACATCTTCTATTAAAGTTGCATGAGAATAACCGCTGTCTGATCCTAACAAATTATTATTTGATGTATAAGCTGCCGCTCCACCAGTACAAGAATATGTCATTTTTTTTTCACTACGTTGTACACTAATTATAACATTTGTCAATGTTCCATAATCTTCAATCGCAAAAGATGCTGCGGTAAAAGTACCTGTACCACTGCCTACATCAATCTTAGTAAAGGTTAAAGCCGTCAAAGGAATAGCAGTGGGTTGAAGATAGTTAGTCATTTATTTTCTTACATATTTAAAAAAATTGAGTAAATTTTAAATTTTAGGAATTTTAATTAATAAGTTATTCAATTTGGTTATATTTGAATTATTTTTATTTTTGTGTTATTTTAATAAAAATTTTTCATATTATACATAAATATGGAAAATTTTGATTCTATTTACAAAAGAGCAGAACTACTTTGTAAAAATTATGTTGATAAGTTACGTATCTTAAAAAATTTGAAAAGTTGTGAAAAATCAATTAATGATGTTTTGAATTCACCAAAATCTTATGAAGAACTTAAGAACATATATCATTTTCCAGCTTTCTTTGACAGAAATAATGCTATTCTATTTTCTCATGAAATCAAAAATAAAAACGCATTTTTGATGTTAATTTTAAAAAATTCGATTGTTGATTTACAAATAGTTGAATATAACATTAAACCTACAGCTATTGGAACCAATTCAAATAATATTAATGAAACTAATGAATTTGGTTCTGATTAAAGTAGTGATAAATCAAAATCATCATTATTATTATCAGTTGTTTTACCATATTTAAGAATTGCATATTGAACATCAAAATCAGTAATATCTTGTTTCAATTGTAACAATTTATTCATATCGAACTCACCTGGCGAAATATTACTATAAATACGTGTCCATATAGGTACAGTGAATGTAATTTCATTAAGAGTAATTTTAGTTGCTAACATTGCGTCAGTTGATTGGACATTCAGTACTTTCAAGTAGTATTTTGCACACATAGAGCTATTGACTTCACTATGTACAAATTGTAATAATGAACTTGAACCCAATTTTAAACTTTTCAAAGCCACCTCAGATAAAATTATTTCAAAATATACTATTTCATTTATTTTATATCCAATTCCTCTTTCTACAACTTGTATTGTTCCATTTTCTATATTTATTTTACAACCAGTTCCATTACCATCAACAGATATTACTTGTACGTATTCTTGGTCTATATCTTCTGGTATAGGTGTTATTATATATAATTCTGTTATTCCACCGGTTTTATTAGCATCAAATATATTATCGCCTAAACTTTGTTTTTCTTCTTTTAATCTTTCTATTTGCTCCTTTAAATTTATAATATGCTGATTTAATGAATTTATAATTACTGCCGCCGCTTTATATCTTGCAATAATTCTTACAAGTTCCCTAACAAATACTTGCTCTTCATCAATTGTAGCTACATTTCTTAATTTATAATAATCTTCAGCTGTTACTAAATTTGTAAGTTTACAAGAAAAGTCTCTATATTTATCACAATTCTCAGAACACCATTTATATGCTGTTTGAGCATCTATTTTCTTTGTTATTACTGCTCTATATACATCTGGATGATGACATTTTAGATATTTATGATATTCAGCTTCACTATAAATTATACCATCTCTGTAAATTCTTTTTAATGTTACAAGTAAACGAAGTATAACTGTTAAATGAAGAGGTACGCTTTGGCTTGTTTGACCGCCTCTTATTTTGTAAAGAACTACTGCCGTATAATTCAAAATTGTTGTTAATCTTATTAGAAGTGGATCATTTAAACCCGATTCATCTATTTCTTTTTTTAGTGTTTGAGTAAGATATATTATTGCACTTATTTTTGTATGCTGTCCAACAAACATATTAATAAATACCCTTATTTAAAATTTTCGATAATCAAAAAAAATGTTACACGCCTCTTTAAACAAATAAAATATATTTAGACTTTTTAATTAAGACAAGAATGGATACAGATACATTTCTTGAAGAAGTTCTTGGAAAATTTGTAGATATTGCAATATATGATTTATATTGGAATAACTCCTTATTTTCAACAAATGAATTTACAAATATTATTACCACTCTTTCAAACAAAGATAAATGTTTAAAGGTTACAACAGAAAGAAAAAAACTTTTTAATGTTATTATTCGAAATATTGTATATAAAGCTGAATGTAATTCGTGTAAAAATGGTAACTATCGAGTACCATATATTTTTGAAATGTATGTTTTATATGCCTTGTATGTGAAAAACCCCATGTATATTTTCAACTCAGTTGGAGATGTGGTTTTTAATCCTCAAGCACCTCTTACATTTTTACATAAAGTTATTAGTAACAATAATTTTCCAAGTAAATATGATTGCCATTGTGAATTATACGATTTTGTTATAGAATGTGAACACATGTCTAAATTCGTAGCTGAAAAGAAAACAAATGCAAAATCATCTATTCTTCCAACATCAAATGGAAATATTGAATCAGTACCCAGTTCTATAGATAAAATAATAGACACAATCACAAAACTTATTGAATCTGAATCAACAACTTTGAGTGCTGATGACCAAGCAGTATTAGATGAAATCGATAATGAAGTAAATAATTTAATGAGTAAATCCTAAGCTTTTAAATGACGAATATCAGTTGTTTTTTTACTACTACGTTGTAACTTTATGAAATCTATCATTTTTTTTACATTTAAACTATTATTTGTTCTTGTATTATATTCATTCAAACTCTTTTCAAGCATTGAATAAGACAAATTCTGATAACTTGTATTATTACATACTTTTAGATTAGTCCCATCAGGTAGAATAATTTTTCCTTTTTGTTTTTCATTACAAAAATGTAAAATCTCTTTACCAATTTTTTCATATTCTTCTCTCTTTTTTCTTAATAATTCATTCAATTTTTCTATTTCATTTTCAATTGTCAAATATTTTCTAATTGTATCTTGTATCATCTTTACAATCTTCTACATTTTTACACAGCTTCAGCTCATCAATATCTGTCTGAATTTTTTTCAATTTATCCAAAATATTATTTATTACTAAATTTTCAGACAGGTTATTAGTATTTTCATTATTTTCATTATTCAATATAGGTTCTTTCACTTTTTTCTCTTTTCTATATTCTAATATTTCCTCTATTTCATTAAAGTTGAAACAATACCATAATAAAATTACTAAAAATATAATTATTATTGTAGATATTATACCAGTCATAGTCTTCTAATATTTACCTAAATTAATTTACCATATTTAATTGTACAGTTGATAATGCTTTTCTAGCAATTTTTCTTTCATTATCGTGATAATCATGCTCAGCTTGTTGCCACACATATTTCAGTCTTTGCTTTTCAGTCAATTTCTCGTTATAATCAATTTGTTTCTGTTCTCTATCATTCATAGCATCCTCGTAAGCTTTACGAGATGACCATACTTTACCATCGGTTTTCCACTCTATATCATCAGCACAAACTAAATCTTCATCAGGAAAGTTAAGTGGTAAAAAAGTTGTGTCGTCTATTCTCTTTTTTTCATTTTTGTGAACCTTGATAGCGTTCGCCACTTCAGATGTAAGTGGTTTAAGTGTGTTGCCATTCGACAACTGGAGCTCCTCCATCGCTGATGTGAGGTAGCCTTTATTCAAATCACTTTCCAAAAACCAAGTATTGATTCCATTATTTGCACGATTATTCCACTTGGTTTGGGCTTCATTTATTAAGGCAGGCTTATTAAAATCTTCTTCCAGTTTTGCTTTTGCTATAGCTCTATAGTTGATGCCATTTCCGTCTGGAGTGCATTTCTCCAAATTATCATGTGCTACCCACTTATTCAATTTATTAGTTGCATTTTGAACTGCATTTTGAGCTACAGTAAAGGCAGTCTCATGCTCTTTGTAAGCATTGTATTCACTTTCTGCAGTTTTGCGCGCACTATCAAGCGTTTGTCTAGTTCCAGGTTGTAAATGACCTTGTCCAAACCCCAAGCTTTCAGGAGGGGAAGAATCAACGTAACCATCTCCGATTGGTACTAGTCCTCCTCTTAATTCTAGATTAACAGTACCTTCTTGTCCACTACTTTCACTTCCTTTAATCAAACAAGAACTTTTGTTTACACATTTACTGTTTTTCCATTCACATAAAAATGGCATTCCGTTAGAATATGCCCATGTACCACTTGTTTTACAACTGTCTTCATCAATTCCATCACAACCGTTCTTCCAATCTGCCGCTCCCCATTGTTGTTTACATTCAGAATTCCAGTAATTAGAATTATTTTGACTTGTTGATCCTGAATTATGTGTGACTGTAACATTATCACTATTAGTAACTCCAGTAGCACCAGTAGTACCAGATTCATCTGTACCATCAGTAGCACCAGAACCAGAACCAGTAGCACCAGTATCACCAGAACCAGTAGCACCAGTATCACCAGAACCAGTAGCACCAGTATCACCAGTATCACCAGAACCAGTAGCACCAG